CCCATAACTGCTTTTATTCCTTCAACTATTTTTTCTATAACAGGAATTAATTTATCTTTGTATTCGTTAAATAATAATAACATACCAGTTAATACTAGTGCTTTCATCTTATCACCAAAATCTACTTTTTCAAAACCTTCTCTCAACTCACCAAACATCTTTTTTAGACTATCTACCATAGTAAGACCTTTAGCTGGATCTTTACCATCAGTATCCATTCCTTTTAACTTGACTGATAAATCTTTTTTCTTCTCTAAGCCTAATGTTACTTTTGCATGGTGAACTAAATCACCTAAACTTTTTTTCATATCAACAAAGATTTCTTTAAGAGTGTCCATAGGGGATTTAATTGAAATCGTACCTAATTTCTGACCGCCACCTGCCGTCACAGGTACCATTGCTGTACCTTGAGGATTAAATCCTATAGCTGTTGGTGATAATGTTAATGCGCCTAATGCTGATTCTGGTCCTATCATGTTATCCTATTTGTTCTTCCTTTAATAATTCTTTTTTACTTTTCTTACTCTCAATGGTTACAGTTGATTTACCTGAACTTACATACAGTCCAAACCATGCCGCACCTGCACCTACAATTACTGATATAAATGCTGATTGTGCATTATTTGGTTCAGGTAATGCCATAAACCATTCTGTTGCTCTGAAAAATGCTATTCCATATAGACAAATGAATAGTCTTGGAACTATTCGCCATCTATCTACTTGTTCACTTGTTACTGTTTTCATATTTTTATCCTTTACCTTTAGCTTTTCTTTCTTTTTCTTTTCGGTTTTCTTCTTTGATATATGCAATTAACATATCCACATATAGCTCCCTTTCCCAATTTAGCATATTCTCTAAATCTGATATAGAATAGTTATGAATGTGCATTAGAGAAAAATTAGTATTATAATAATTCTCTAAACTATCATGTGAAAGGGCTACTCGAAAAAATCGTTTAGGCCTGTCAGCGTTATCTTACTCTCCTTTTTAGTCTTCGGATTCTTTATTGTAATCTCATGTTTTAATTTAGGCATAGTTTCAAAAAACTTTTGAACATCCTTAAATTGTTTAGTATTCAATTGTTCAATAAAATCCGCTAATTCTTTTTTAGTTTGGTCTTTCGAATCATAAGTCTTTTTACCGTCTTCTTCATATATTTGTAGAATACAAGTACCTATAACCTCTAACATATTGCTAGGGTTAATATCCTTTATGCCAGTTTCTTTAAACGATTCTAAAGTAGGATACTTCATAATCATACCTTTACCATCACCCAATTCAATCTTATTAGTGTGGTCATCACCTACTTGTACTTTAACCTCGGTCAAATTTAATTCTACTTCAGCATAAGTTTTTTTATCATCTGGACATAATAGTTTCAATTTAGAAACTTCACCAACAGACTTTGATCTTATTTGTAAAAATATATACTCAACATCAAACATAGGCATATTAGTTATGTCTATCTTCTTGAAAGTACACTCACTTACAATATCTTTAACAGCCTGGGTGATATCAGCAGTTGCTTTACTCTCCATGGCCATCATAAGTATCTTTTCTTCTTTTACTAAAAACGGTCGATACTTAATCTTTTCATCCGTTGATGGTAGTTCCAACTCATATGTTGGAGTTGTCAGTTTTGGTAGTGCCATAATTTATCCTCCTTATTATATAAAATTATGTAAATGGTAGGAAAACTTTCCCTTTAAATATTCTTCCTATCGGATTCCATACTGTCCGTGCTTGACCAAATATATCTTTTCCCATTCTTTGTAATTCAGGTGGTAGCATACCTAGCAATCCAGTGTTTCTTGCTTTAACATTTGCTGGTGCTTGTGTATGTCTACCAAATGATAAACTTTCCGTTCCTGATCCCATATTACGCCAATACTTATATGCAAAATCAATGGATATTTTCATTATCTCATCTGATTTAGTATAAGCATATTGTACTGATCCTATTGTTGTAGGATATACTTCCATTGCTTCAACAGCATAGGTAGGCATATCTCTATTTTGATAACTGTCTGGTCCTAATTGGTATATGTGTAGTTTACCAATATAATTATCGTAATAATTTGCTTTATGTGTATGTTCACCTACACACATTTTTTGCCATGCTTCAAAAAATTGTCTTTCTCTCATATACTTATCTGCATAAAAAGTAGCGTCTATGGTACCTGGGAATGTATGGGTTTGAACCATACTTCTTACTGGTTCTGATCCGTATTGGACTTCTTGTGTATCCATTTCTTTCCTCGGCATTGTAATCGAGTCACAATGTATATTCACTTGTCTACCATATGTTGATAACAAGTCACTCATATATTTACCACTAGAACCAGGTGGTCTTTCATCAAAATCATGTTGAGGCGCCCAATTCTGTGCTGATTGAACTTGTCCGTTCATATATCTAGTAGCATTAACTGCACCTATTTGATGTGCTAAATTAGTAGGCGGGAATATTCTTATTGCAAATTTGGATGGTCTAGCATAACCTTCTGCTGACGCCATTGCTGATCTAAAACGACCAATAGTGTTGTCGGTGTTCGCCTGCATTTTAAATCTAGGATCCCTATCTGTTTTATGATAAGCACTAGATTTAGAATCACCTCTTGATATACCACCTCGTATATCAAATGGTCCTATTCTTTTACCTGCTCTAAATATTGCCATTAGTATGGTCTCCCTTTTTTAAATCTAGCAACAGGTAGAAATACTGCAATTGCCATTTCATTTGCTGGTATATTTAAAAACATTGATCGTATATGATTCCACAGATAGTGTTTTGCTGTTTTTCTCATATATGAGTTATTTCTCCATTTAATATTATATCTTGTTTTATTATCAAATCTTTTATCAGTAGTTGTATTTGCTAAACTTCTCAAAAATGCCACTCTGGCACCATAAGGTAAATAGTGAAAGTTTAATCCTATGAAACCTCCCTTTGCTGGTTCTAAAGGGAAGATTAAAGGAAATACATCATAGTAAGGTAACTTTGCTTTCCATTTAGGGTCATAACCAAATAGATTCATAATACCATACTTTGGTCTTACTGTTGCTTTACCTTGACTAATTAGAGTCCTAGCAGTAGGCGTTGTCATAGACCGTACTTTCTTTCTGTACCAGTCATATGATTTCGGACCTGTTGTCGTGTCTAATATTTTATCAAATACCGTTGCCATACTACTATTTATAATTCAATACTTCAGCAGGGCTAAAAAAAAGGGGTCTATAAAAGACCCCTTTCTTAATCATTATATAAAGTATATTAAATTATTATTATTTTTTAGTATATATAGAGTAAAGTACCCAAACAGCAACTAAACCTACAAGTCCTTGACTTGAAAATCCTGCTATAATATTTTGTACATTACCTATCACAGAAATATTTGGCCAGAATGGCACAACTTGTCCTGTGAATAGAACCTCAAGCACGATACCTAAAGCTATAAGTGAAACACCTACATCTGCTAGAGAACTTGCCCAGTCCTTTATTTTGTTAATAACTTCCATATATAATCTCCTTTTTTATATGATTTGATATCTCAAATTCTAATTCATAGTGTTGTATGTTTATTTATAAAAAAAGGGGTTAGGACTTTCACCCTAACCCCTAAAGAAACAGGTGGAGAGATTATGCGTCTTCTTCTGCCAGTTTAGTAAAATAAGATAGTGTTTCATCACCATCTTCATCTACACCTGGAGTTTTTGACGAACTATCAACTGTTCCTGTTTGGACTGGAGCCACATTTGTCACAGGTGGGATCGCAACATTTTCGGCTGTTCCAGTACTTCTTGAACCACTTAAAACTTTATCTACTTTCGCTTTAAGCTCATTATAAGATTTAAAGTTTTCAGGTGCAAGAAATGGTTTTAGGGCAAATTGCTTGTCCCAAATTTGTTGTATTGAATCATCATTGTCTTTAATTGCTGAAGGACTATCAAATTCTGATTTATCATAGTTCCAGTAACCATCAACTTTTCTGATTTTTAATTTGAAGTTAGCACCTTCCCAAAAATCAAATGGGTTAATAGGTTTCTCATCTTCAAATTCAGGTTTCATTGCTTCAGTAATCTTATCAAAGATTTTCTTACCGAATTTAAACAACTTAACTTGACCTTCGTTTTCAGGATGTTTAGCGTCATTGATAATTAAAATGTTTGCAATATAAGAGAGTTTTCTTTTTCTCTTTCTTGCAATTTCTTTATCTGCTTCAACGCCAGAATTCCAAAGTAAAGTATTTGCTTCACTAACTGGATCTTTTTTGTTAAGTGTTGTTAAACTATTTTCAATGTACCAACCACCAGGTCCTTGAAAAGCGTGTGACCATAGTCTTGCCCATGGTAAGTCTTCGCCTTTAACTGCTGGTAGAAATCTAAAAACAGCATAACCATTACCTGACTTATCTAATTCTGGTTTCCAGAATCTTTCATCAGCGAATGATTGTTTTTGTTTTTGAGGATCTGATACTTTAGCAAGTTCTGACACTAGGGTGTCAAGGTTTGATTTTGAGCGTTTTAACGCTGCTATACTTGTATTCATATGTATTTTCCTTTGTATGTTATTGTATATTGTTGTATCTGTATTGTGCTATATTAACGCACATTGTTATTTATAATACTACTCTTTAATAAACCAAGACTTAATTATATTGATGTTTCTAGCAATTTGGTCTTTACCATCTTGCCAATTTTTCTTTTGAAACTCAATTGTATCTTCTTTTACTGTACTGATATGAGCAACTAATAAATTTTTTTGTTTAATAAATTCATTACTTATATCATTTAAAGTAGTTTTCTCATTAGTATTTCCCACCGTAGCAGTAAAGCATAATACTAAAAAAGCTATTATTATAGTTTTCATATGTCTATTATATCATTTTCAAGTCTTATTGTCAAGCAATTCTAACTTCATTTTTAATGCTTTGACTTCTTCCACTTTATCTTCCACTTGTTTGGCAAGTAACTTATTATCATATTTTAAATCGGTATTTTCTTTTTCCAATTCACTTCTCAATTTTCTATTCATCATTTGATGTTCTCTATTGATAGCATTTAATTCCTCCACTCGCTCTATCCTATGACCTATTGAAGTTCTTAAATCACCATTCTCTTTTTC